GTTCTCCTTGTTCGAGACGGTGCTCACCAGTATCTGGATTGAAGCGCAAGACGATGGGAGTTTCGATACCACGTTGTGCTATCCGATCGAAGTCCTCTTGACCGCCGGGATCACCGACGTTGGCACCGCCGGCCGCTTCGTCGATGAAACTGGTTGGGACCATTTCGGTTTGGTCGAACCAATCGCGATCCGTAAGGGCTGGGTGTGGATAATTGGGATCGCTAACGTCGTTGATCTGATGGGTTTCGATGATTTGCTGTTGTCCGTCAGAAATAAATCGCTTGAGTTCGCCAACGGGCATGGCGTTGATGTCTGGTTTGTCGGGGAGCCTCTGGTCTTCGCCGATACCGATAGGCACGTCGCTTTCCGTGGGCGGCCGACGCTCTCCAACGATTGCTTCTGCCGCATCCGCTGCGATCTGATCCGACCGAGTTGGTGTCGGGAGATCCTCTTCGCCCTCTTCGTCCCAGTTGCGACCTCTTTGGGTGCGCAGGCCCTGTCGTTCGTTTCTCATACGAGAAGAAAGGCCCTCTTCCGTGGCGCCCTCCCGTTCGGGCCTCGCCTCTGCGGTTCTGCGGTTATCCATCGCCCGCTGGCGAGCCGTGAGACGCTGCTCGGGAGTCATCCTGCTTGCCATGCGAGTTTCCAGGCGCTCTTCAGTGGTTGGCCTACCAATCCGCTCATAGAAGTCCGGAGATATGCCCGTTGAAACCTTTCCGTCTCGTTCTGCCTGGAACGCAAAGAGGTCTCTAATGGCTTCTTCACGCTGCTCACGTCGCGCTACCCGCTGTCCTGGGGTTAGTTTGCGGATTGCCTCATCGGAGAGTGGTTTCGGTAGGGGGGTGATTTCACCGGCATCGATTCGTCGCTTGTACTCGACACCATCTTCGAGTTTCTGGTTGCGCCACTTCGCCATGACGTCACGGTTCTTTTTCCCGCCCTTGTGCAGACCCGTTGCCCGTCCCAGTCTGAGAATCTGCGATTGCTGTCGCAGTTGCAAATCTTGGTACTCGCTTGACGTCCCTTCGATATCCCCACGTTCCATGCCCCTAAGGGAGGCTCGAGTTTTGTTTAGTTCATCTGAGATGCTGGCAATTCGGCTTGCACGGCGCCCTTCTGCCCTGCGGCTGCCTAGACCGTCTACGGCCAGACCGCCCATGGTTTCTACTGCATCTTCCGCTTCGCCCGATCCGCCTGGAACGCGTGGACCGATGTCGCTACTGCCGGTCCTGTCGATGAACTGGTCGTCTTCATATGCGGTTAGCCGATCGCTTATCCGCGTGAGGAAGGTCGATGCGGCACCGACGCTCTTGGATTCATCTGGCGTGAGGTCCCCTTCCCGGGAACTGGAGACGTACTCCTCAAGCCGATCATGTAGATCTTCGAGTGTGGCGAGTCCGAAGTCGTCATCGTCGTCGTTGAGTCTGGTTTGCAGGGAGTCCCAGAACTCCAGATGTTTGGCGTCAGCCTCGCCGGCTGCCATTGCATCATTAACCCTGTCTCGATTCTTGCCGACCCGGGTGTGCATTTGAGCGAGTTCCCTTGACCTGCTCTTTTGTGCTTCTTCGGGACTGGCTGCTACCGGCTTTTTCTCTGCCGACTGTGGTTTGGGCTTGAGGTAGGGCTTAGGTTCTTCACCGCGTGCTCGCGCTGCTCGTGCTTGCTCGAGTCGGAATTGCCTCTTTTCGGCAAGGATTTCCTTGCGGTATTCAGGGTCAGTGCTCATTCTGATCTTGTCTATTTCTGCCTTGACCTCTAAGTCCAGGCGTTCGTGGTCTCCCACGGACAGGCCGCTTTTTGCCGGATGCAAGTTGGTCTCCAGTTCGCGCTGCTTTTCCTCTGGCGAATACAAATCCCAATCTTTGGGTTTGATTTCAGTCCACCGCTTGCCTAGGAATCTCTTATCGTTATGGGGCGCTTCACCGGCTCCAACGACCCCACTACGAAGACCTGCCCTTCGTGCCTCGCCGTAGGGCCGCATGCCCTTTCCGGCTGGACTGTGGTTGCCGTAGTAGTTGTAGAGGCGGATCCAGTCCTTGGGCGAGAGGTTGCCTTCGTTCCGGTCATAGCGACGAACGATCTCCTGGACGTTATGGAACCCGCCCTGTTGGCGACCCCAGTGCATCAGATCGCCCTGGAGCCTTGGCGAGATGTCGCTAGGAGCGCCGTTATTCACTCGGCGAGACGACAGGCCCGGACCCGCTCCGGCTTTTCTGGTAACTCGTGGAGAAGTCCATTTTCCATTCTCCGAGAGTGCTGCAAATTCAAGTATGTCCCTTGCCTGGACATGTACGCCCTCCGGATCCGAGTGTCGTAGCCCAGAAAATGCATCCATTATCTGCTTATATTCGTCAGTGCTAACTCGGAATGTGCCGCCTTTGGCTTCTTCCAACTTCTTGTCAAGCAGCAGTAGGCCCTTTCGGTCACTTTCGTCATGGGCGCGGGTTGTCGCCAACACCTGCATGGCCCTTCTAACGTCGGCAACTTCCTTTTCGGAAAGCGTGGCCTGCATAATCCCGCTGGGATGTGGGTTTATTCGATCTGGATCGCCCGTGGTCAGCAAATGGCGTGCTTCGTGCAGTCGGTTTGCTGCGGCCGGCTCCCCATTGCTCATCATCCTCAGGGCCAGGTCATCGATTTTCTTGACGGTGTCAAAGCGATCTTCGAAACTGGCACCCTTCATATCGCCCTTAAGAATCTTCTGGACGGTCTTGTAGGTCGCCTCATCGGTATCGTTAAGCACCTTCTCGCTGCGCAAGCGCACGATGTCAGCATCGACCCGATCGGCGGTCATCAGGGGTTTGCCGTCATAGGACCCGTTGGGCTTTTTGGTATATGTGGCCTCTTTCTTGATCCTGTTGATTGCCCCACCGATGGTTTCTTTATCGTCCGGAGAAATGTTTTCGATGCCGTCAACCATGTCTGGAGTTACGCCTCCGTAGACGTAGGCGTGGGCCAGTGAGCCCTCTCCGGTGGTCTGGCTGGCTTGCCTAAACCAAACCTGTAATTCTTGATTGCCGGCGTCGTAGGACACGCGCAGGACGGCATCACTTGGAATGGCATCGTCACCGGCGCGGGGGTATACCTCGCGGTCGTGTCCTAAGCCTCTTCCCGCTGGAACGATTGGGCGCTCCTTGGGTCCAGGGCTGTGCTGCTCCCTTCTTTTTGCACGCCTTTCCCTACGGGACTCCGTCTTACGGGAAGCGAGTCCGCCGCGGCGGGTCTCTCTGTGGGTGCTTGCAATTTGATCGGCATCTTCTTTTCTGAAGCCATGCTTCTGGTGTTCGCCGATCTCGCCCTCTAGCCGTTCCCATTCCTTGTTGCCTTCGAAGATGTCATCCATCGTGTCCCTGGCGGAACCGAAGATGCGTTCCATTTCATCGACATCGTCCACGTCCCAGCCCTCATCGCGGAGTTTCTGGAGGTAGCCCTCTTTATCGTTTTCCAGGAGATATGGCTCGATGTCACCTTCGCTGTGTCCAATCCACCGTTTAAGACTGTCTCTGTCCTTGTTGAGCGTCTTTGCCACCTCTCGCTGTTCCGCATAGAGGTCGTTCGTGTCGCTCTCTTCATCATGGTAGAACTCAAGGATCTCGTCGATCTCATGTGCAATGCTTAGGCGCTCTTCCCATTGATCGCCCCATGCTTCGAGTTCGTCGCTGTAACCCTTTGGGCCGGCATCCGGGGGACTGTCAATATCGAAATCAGGATGGGCGTCGTCCCAATCACTTTCCCGTTCGAGGGCGTCTTGAAGCATGGCAAGGTTCTCGTCAGGGCTATTCATAGCCAGTTCCCTGCGTCGCTCGTCATGGGTCGCACGCCTGCTGGAACGAAGCCCGACCTTCTTCTCTAGTTCGGCAGCAAAGGAACCGTCGTCTGCTGGCAAGGGCGGGTCTTCTCGAACCGTGGGCTCATTGCCAGGCGAGAGAACGTCCCTGACGCTTTCGATCTCTTCGTCGTCGGGGGTGTCTTCTCTCCATGTGCCCCAGACTGTCGTATCCGGGTCGCGCCTATTACGCCTCTGGCTTTGGGGAGTTTCGCCCTCTTTGAGCACCGTGGCGTCGTCCAGCAGGGCACGGACATGTACTGCGTCATCGTCAATGTCGGCCTCTTCGGGCGTCAGTTCTGCCTGTCGAGCCCATGCGTTGAGAAGAATTACGGTTTGTAGGTCCCCGTCTGTTCCGACTTCATATTCTCGTTCTATGTCAGCCCACGGAATCGGATCTGCCGTAAATGTCGGCATGGGTGGAACAGTCTGTGTCGTGCCGGTCTGTCGAAGAAGGCGGGTGGGGGTTCCTTCGGGAAGTCGCTCCGTATCCGGGTTGAGATAGAGGGGGCCGAGTAGTGCGTCGATGGTCTCATCGTCATAGCCCCTTTCCCGCATGAGCAGCGCTGCCTTGAACCACGACAAATCGCGCTGGTGCAGTCTTGGCATGATGGGCTCCGGGTCGAGCCCCTCGGGGAGGTCGGCGGGATCCGTAATGAGGTTGCCCTCTGAATCTCGATATAGGGGGTTGATCAGTTCGGGTGACCCGACAATTCCCCCCATCCCAGACTCATATGAAGGAATCGCGTCATGCCACGTTGCTTCTTCCCTTAGATACCTTGCCGACGTGGCGTCGTCCCTGCCCCCCTCTTTAATCCTTGTGATGGCACGTCCGAAGCGGACGTGGAATTCGTCCTCGTTGATGTCGAAATCCTTGAGGACCTGAGAGAGTTTCTGCCCCTCTCCCGATACCCCAAACGATGCGTCGAAGATGCGATCGTCTAGTTCGGTGTCCTCCAGGTATGGCCCAACGATGTCACGATCGGCCAGGTAATACCGGCTTTGCAATCCCTCCCGATAGAGGTTGCTAACCGCCCGCTCGCCACGTCCCATAAATGGAATCGGGCGTCCGTCTTCGTCAAAGATCCCTTCCCCTTCACCCATCCGTGGCACGATTCTTGGAACGTCGTCCAAGTTCGGCATCGGGAAGTCGTCGGGATCAAACTCGGGCTGGTCGGGATCAGGCCCGGGTGGCATGGGGGGGATGTCTCCGAACCGGGTCGGTTCTTTCGGTCCCCAGTGGGCAGGTCGGGCACCTTCCGGCAGATCTTCGCCGATCATTGAGGGTCGGCCACTAGCGAGGCCATCACCGCGTTTGCGGTGGTCATCTGGAGAGTCGGACGGCTTGAAGCGCGTCTTGGGCATCCCGGGAAGGTTCGTATTGATTCCGGGGATAGAAGGACGTTCGAAGGGGGTGCCCTCTTGGACTAGTCCGTCGCCATCACCGTCCCAGGCTTTTGGGTCAAATACTGCTACGGCGCGCCCTGCGCGCCGCACTTTTCCCAGGCCACCACCACCCCCGCGGCTCGGCCCGATTCTTCGGCCGAGGCCTTTGGTGGCCGTTTCCACGGCGGTGATGAATTCGGGAGTTGCACCCGAGTGGATATAGATCCCCTCGTCCATTACCTCGGCAACTGCGCCGTGATAATCGAGGATGGGGTCGATGAGAGACTTTGTAACGAACGCATGTTCGACCGGAACCTCAATGAGTAGGTCGTCACGCTCTAGCGACTTCTGGTCATCGTTCAACTTCTGAACAATGCGCATCACCCGAGGCATCATGTCGTTCTCGTGGCTGTACCTACTGCTGGGGTTGACCTGCGGCTTGACCCGCATTGTGGGCGGCTGATTTACGGGCGCGTACACCACCTGTGGCATAACGCGCTCGGGACGTCCAAGCATGAACCCGCATTCCGAGTTGTAGTGATAATGAACTCGGAAGACGGCTGTCCCATTGTCAGATCGCACCACCTGGAAAACGGCTATCCCATTCTCCGCGCTGATAAGCCTGATTGGCTGGGGCGAACGGGATTGCAACTCCAGTTCCAATTTGCGATCCATTTGATCTGACGAGTTATCCCGTGGGGTCTCGACGGGCATCATTGCGAGCATCCCGTCCTTCTCGTCGAAGTCGTCGAATCTGAAGTCGAGACCATCCTGGATGGCAACATGCGTTTCTTCATGTTCCAGGACTGCGGCCTGACCTGCACCTTTGACGGAAATTGTTCCCGTCAGTTGGTTTGCGCCGTGGAGAACGGGGGAGCATTCGTACAGTTCCACTTCCCTCAGCAGGTTGGCCTGTCGTACCGGGTCCTGCGTGGCGTTGATCGTCTTGTAGCCGATCGACCATTCCTGTTCTTCCCCGAAGAAGGACACGCTGGCGAACGCCTCTCGACCCTTTTCGGAGCCCAGATTGAATTGGACCCGGGCATAAAGCCCCCCGACGCCGCCCTCTTTCATCTTTGCCGGCAGGCGGTTGTCGTTAGGACCGACTTCGTAGATCTCGAGAACCTTGCCGATGGGGTCGTTCCAGTTGTGGCCCCAAACAACGCGCGGCTTACGGCGTTGCAGGCTGCCCGCAAAGGCTCCCGGCTGGATGATGTCGCCGACGGAGTCCTTATTACCTATAGCGGCAACGAAGCATTCAACGATGCCCTGCTGTTCATCTACGCTGACCTGCCCGTTTGAGGCTTTGGTCTGGATTTCGTCCGTCACACCAGTGGGCATGGAAAACTCCTCTATGTCCTTACGCCATAATAGGCCACAAAGGGGGTGCGAGACTGTAAAGTGATGAGGAAAATGTAATAGTTTCAGTAAATGGAGCCCCTGTTTACTGAAACTGTTTAGTGGTTGGGCAGATTCCAGGCTCGACGCGCCTCGTCAGAAGCGAATTGGGGCCGAGTTTTGGCAAGAAGTTGGGTGAAATGACCGATTAGGCCGCTTCTTAGCGTCGTGGCACGCGCCTCTGGGTCCTTGACATCAAGAGATCGCAGGATTTCATCTGTGATTATTTCCCGGCTGGAGGTGTTGATCGATTTAATCCGATCCATCTGGGAACCCACATGGGTGGCAATCTCCTCGGGTAGCAGGTTTTTGTAGTTTTCTGACTTCACTGAGTAGGTTTCTGTGGCGTCCTTGACGATGGCATTGAGGACCGGGCGGATATCTTCCTCCATCTGCTTGTCCCAAACATCTTGGGGCATGATGGTGTCGACCTCCAGGACGCCGTCAGTCAGGGCCTTGCGGGCTTTGGCACCACTGGCCTTCTCAAGCACAACGCGTTGCTGTCGTTCGAACAGGCGTTCGAGTCCCCGGTCGAGAATCTCGGTCCAGCGTTCCAGTTCGGAAGTCTGTCCTATCGCCTTGTAGGACATAACCTCAGGTTCGCCTGACATCTGTCCCGGTGCCGGTTGGCCCTGTTGTGCTGCAATTGCACCCTGCATGGTATTCGGGTCAAGTGGTGCCTCTGGTCCCGGCGGCATTCCTGGCTCTGGCTGTGGGCCCCCGGGTCCTACTGGTGGTGCGCCCGGCATACCCGGTGGGGGCATACCCCCCGGCGGAGCGCCACCCCTTTCGGCGCTGGGCGCTTCCATCGCCTTATGGGTGTTGGCAATCGGAGTGAGGTTCGGGTTTTGAAGCAACGAGTCGCCCAAGTCTGAATGGACGATTGTTCGGCCAGATGCTTCGCGGTACTCGTTGGCGCTAATCAGGCCGGACTGGAACTCCTGCAGGACGTAGCGGCTCCGCTCCTGCTCGTAGATGGTCAGGCTGGGAACATCACTGATGTCGAAGTCGACGTAATGCTTGTCATCCAGATCGTCGAACGCACGAGCCAGATGCTCCAGGTGGGGCATCATCGTTTCGCTCCAGAAGACCCGAATTTCCTCACCAGCGTTACTAAAGGTTCGACCTGCGGCGTTGCCGATTACAGACTCCGGAACGCCAAACGCGGCCAGGATTTCCTCTTTGGTGATCTGACGCATCTGTATGTAGGCGGCGTCTCTGGGGCTGGCTGACGTGTCGACATAATCAACCCCATCATCTGACGCGATGACCGTTGTCGAGCCAACCGTTCCTAGGTTCGCCTTAAAGCGACTCCGCAATTCCATTTTGTCGTCGTCGTCAAGTTCGCCTTTAACCACAAGCAGCCCGCCCGGCCTGCCGTCGTTGAGAAGGTAGTTACGGTTGTACAACTTGGCGAGGTTCTCAATTTCGATAGCCACGCCCGCGGACTCCATGGGGGTCAGCGAGAGGTACGGGTCCAACGGGTGTGGACGTCGGATCCAAACCACCTGGTCCGGCTTCATGATGACCTTTGTCCCGTCCGGCATCAGCACTTCGTAGCCGGCTACGAATAACTTGGGATGCGGAATGGGGGCGGTGGATTGTGGTGGCAGCAGGTTGAGTCCGATGATCCGCCCGTCACGTCCCCGCAACTTCTCAATGAACGCACCTCTGGTCCCCATAAGGAGTTGGGAGGAGAGGCGGTATCGGAAGATAAACGAGTTTTCCCCAATATTGGATTTTGTATTAAGTATGCTAAGGATCGAATCCTTATTCATCTTCTTACTTTTAACGATTTCCCCGTCTGGAGAGTTGTCCTTCCGAAGGATGACGGGCAGGCGAGCCTGGTTGCCGGCGATGGCGTCGATACATCTGGCGACCCAGGTGACCTTCTGTACCCCTTGACGGTAAGCCTGTTCGATGTCCCATTGGTCGCGATACGCCCGGCCAGCAAAATTGGGGTTTTGGGCAACAGGCGCTCCAGGACCAATAACTTGCTTAACGCTCGTATTGCCGAGACTCTTATTCTGTGTAGAGTTCCAAGCCATATTTACTCAAGACCTAGTAGGAAGCCAAGGACCCCGCATGACACGCCAGCGACTATAAGCCCCACGGAGGGGCGAATCATCCACGCACCGATACTGGTGAATATAATAAAGGATACCATCAGGACATTTGCGGCATTTGCCCGATTCAGCACCAAGCGCAACCAATCCATTGGCGACATGGGCGCTACCCTATCGTACCAGCGCGTCTACAATGTATAAGGATTGGAGTTGTACCTGTGATTGATTGGGACGAAATCCTAGAATTTCTCCAGCCGAAGGACTCTCCGTATTGTCCGGAGGAGCCGTCGCTGACGCAGAAGGTCTTTTTGCGCACCTACGCCCTTGAGGCACTCTTTGGCGGTGCGGCCGGGGGCGGCAAATCCTCGGCCCTGCTCATGTCGGCACTTCAGTATGTGGATGTACCCGGCTACAACGCCATCATCTTCCGTCGTACCTATGCCGACCTTGCGCTCCCTGGCGCCATCATGGATCGCTTTTCGGCATGGATTTCGGAAATCGAGGAGATCAGATGGAACGGCTCTATTTACGTCGCAACGTTCCCGTCCGGGGCGAGAATTTCATTTGGCTATCTAAACAATTCACAGGATTATTTACGGTACAAGGGCGCTGAGTTCCAGTTCATCGGAATGGACGAGGTCACCGAGATCAGGGAGCACGACTACCGGTACCTATTCTCTCGTTTGCGTCGGCCGGCGTCGGGTCCTGTTTCCAAAGTCCCATTGAGGATGAGGGCAGCGTCAAACCCCGCTCCCAATTGGGTCAGACAGCGCTTCATCGTTGAGGGGGACGACAACAACCGCATCTTCGTTCCATCCAAACTCGAAGACAACCCCGGCATTGATGCCGACTCGTACCGGCGGTCGCTGCAGGCGCTAGACCCAGTGGAGCGGAAGCGCCTCGAAGAGGGCGACTGGTGGTCCACAACCCTGGGGACGATGTTCGACCGTGAGTCAATTGTGATTATGGAAAACGACGAGGTGCCGACACTTAGCCCGATGGCTCGAGCCGTGCGCTTCTGGGATTTGGCGGCAACCGAGCCGAGCCAATCGAATCCGGATCCCGACTGGACCGTTGGCACCCTCATGTTGTTCGATAAGGGCATTTCCTACGTTCTGGATGTGAGACGGCATCGAGGCAAGGGCGAGGACATTGAGAACCTGATAGCCCAGACGGCTTACGAGGATGGTCGTTCTGTGCCGATCCGGATAGAGCAAGAGCCCGGCTCATCAGGCAAAGCGCTTATCGATCAGTATGCCCGGTACGTCTTGCCGGGATTTGACCTCATGGGCATCAGGGCTACCGGCGACAAGGTGACCAGGGCTCGTCCGTTCGCTGCAGCCGTGGCCAACGGCAACGTGCGTCTCGTGAGGGGTAAGTGGCTTACCGATTGGCTGGATGAGGTGTCGGCGTTCCCCGAGGCCTGCGCCCATGACGATCAGGTCGACTCGGCCACGGGAGCCTTCTCACACGTCACGGGCATAGGCTTGCCTCAGCGCAAACGAGCCGCTATTGTAGTTTGAAATCCCCCTCCCCACCTAATGCCCGGAGGCTCAATGACACCTGATGATGTTCGTGCACTTCGTGACCACCTAGCGGAGATCGATCTCAAGATCAAGGCGTTCACCGACATCGACCGCGAGGTCGATGAGATGGCCGAACTGCTGCTTGAGATGAATCTCGCCAAGCGAGACATGGCCACCGTTTACGACACGCTGGCCAACCGGCTCGGCGACTACATGGACAGTAACCAGATCGTCGGCCTGAGAGATGGGGCGCAGATCGAACGCAAGATGGCATCCAACCGATCCGGATGGCGCCATAAGGATCTTGCTGCGGATGTGGCTGACCGCATTTCCCAGTCATCAATCGACATGGAAACCGGCGAAGTAATGCTAACGCCGAGGGAAATGATGGTGCAATTTCTCGACTATCTTCAGCCGTCATATTGGCGAGTTGGTGAGTTAAATAAGATCGGACTTAATCCAGATAATTATTGCAATGCGTCCGAGCCAAAAATAAGCATCATAGTTAGAAGGGGTGAAGCAGTATGAATCAATTTAAGCGACTTTCCGAACCGTTCCCGCCCGAAGTGGAGGGGACCCTGAATAAGGGTGGAGTGTCGTTCCAGTTTGTTCCCGTGAGTGAAGTGATGGCCCGGCTTAATGACGTATTAGGCGTAGGGAACTGGTCCTTTCAGACCAAGACCTGCACGCGTGATCTCCTTGAGCCGGATTACATCATCGCCCATGTGTGCCTTACAGCAAACATAGATGGGAACACAGTCCAGATGGAGGCCCACGGAGGCACGGAGATCAACCGGTCAAGGAAGACCGGTGATGTTGTGGCTCTCGAAAACGATTACAAGACGGCGGAATCTGATGCCTTGAAGAAGGCAGCCACGCGACTGGGCGTGGGCCTTTACCTGTCCCGTTCGGAGGAAGCGCTCCTGCATGAACAGGGTCAGGTGGATGTTGATCCCGCGATTGAGCAGTTGTGGGGCAACTTCAAGAGTTTCACCGAGAAGTTCGACCAAGACCAGAAGGTCGCGTTGGGTGAGTTCTGGAAGGGCTTCGCTGGCGATCGGGCAAAGCCCACCCTGCAGACCGCCAACGCTGCGGACCTCACCGCATTGATTGACAAGTGTGTCGAGATCGACCTTGGTGCCGAAGTTGTCGAAGCCTAAGACCTGGGCCAAAGACTCCTACTGGAAGTGCTCTTCGTGCGTGCGCCACTTTATGGGCGGTGTAGCGGTGAGGCGATACGAGGGGTTCTGCAATATCTGCGACACCCCGATTGACCACGTTAAGGATCGCTTCAAATAATGGGCAGCATCCAGCGAACCCATTTCGACACATTCACCCGTAAGGAACTTCTTCGCCTCAGGGAAGAGGAAGCCGAGAGAATGAAGAATAAACCCAAGTCAAAAAAATAGGGACGAGTATCTGATGAACACTCCCGAGACGATTGCTTCCTTTCAGAAGATGGCTGAGCGCTTCGCAGAACGGGCGCAAGCCGTTAAGGCCAGTGGTATGCCCCCGCTTGAAGGCCTCATGCGCCGCCAGTGGATTAAGCAGAAAGAGGCAGATTTCCAAGACTTCCTGCTGATTGCTGATTGTGACATCACGTTCGAGAACGGCTTCTTGAACATGTCGCTCGACCTTCGACCCGCGATCTGTGACGCCACGATCCGGAAATCACCTAACGGGATCAGCGACAAGACCGCAGAGCACGAAACCCAGGTGGCCATGGACAACATTGCCGGCGCCCTCCCAACCGACGGTGCCAAGATCACTCCCAAGATGCTTGACTCCAAGTCCGACCTTCAGGACTTGATCGATGGGGCCGAAATGTTCAGGATGGTTGAGACCATCGAGCCGATTGACGTAAACGCATGTCCCGGCGTGGATCTGGCCCCTGCCCAACCGTCCACCGGACCTGCAGGTTTTAGTTTGACTCACGGGTACTTGGTATGACAGCCATACCGCCCCCGCACCTGTCGCCCTCGTCAATGGGGACCTTCCGTCAGTGTCCGCTCAAGTTCAAGTACAACAAGATTGACAAGATTCCCGACCCCTCCGGCAAGGAGGCGTTGATGGGGAACTTTGTTCACGACGTTCTTGAAGAGTTGTACAAGGTGGAACCCACGGATCGCACGCAGGCTCGGGCCAAGGCTCTGGCTAGCGAAACGTGGGACAGCGGCAACTGGGAGAAAAGGGTAAAGCCTCTCGTTCCGGATGCAGAGGAATACCGGCTGTTCCGTTGGAAGGCCTGGTGGTGCATCGAGAATTTGTGGAAAATCGAAGACCCGGAAGGGATCGAGCCTGACGGGATTGAGTTTGAACTCAATGGCGAAGTATCGGGTATAACTATCAAGGGGTTCATCGATCGGTTCACGCTTGATGAAGACGGTGGAGTTGTGATTTCCGACTACAAGACCGGCAAGACGCCACGCGCTGAATATGTGGATCAACGGTTCTTGCAACTTCGCATCTATGGAACGCTTGTCGACACACTGGGAATAGGGCAAACCACCAATCTGGAACTGCTGTATTTGAAAGACGGAATCAAGCATGAGGTTCCGTTTGGTCCTGCGGACATAGCGGAAACGACTCAGTACATCGAAGATGTCAAGCGTGACGTAGATCAGGCCTGCAAGGATGACAACTTCCCAGCACAGAAGTCTGTTCTGTGTGGCTGGTGTAGTTACAAAGGGATCTGTCCGGAATGGACAAAGGGGATCGAGTGAGTCAAATACCTGACGATTTTTTTGCAAGGATGGTTGCTGACGACGTAAAGAATCGCGCATCAGTACAACAACGTGACACGCTTACGGAGAAGAGTAACTGGGATCGCTGGAGGAGGGCCCTTCTGGCTCTCGTCGCCAATCTGGACGAACAGATTGAGAACATCACCACTGATGCCGAAGCCGATTCAGTCCGATACGGAGGCATGGGCAGGCCGGGCAAGCGTTTGGCCGACGAGGCAGAACGTGCCTACGGGCAGCGGAAGACTCGGGTAGAACGGTTCAAGTTTCATGTCGATCGTCGACTCGATCAGGTCATGACCATGATCGACACGGACGAACCCATGGAGGAGAATCCATGGGAGACGGCAGAATTTTACCGTCGGGCAATCAGCACCCATAGAAACATGTTGCGTGACTTTGATCTTGAGGACACTGCGGTTGACCGGGCGTTATGGGCCACCCTTGACAACAAATGGGAGTTCGACAGAGTCGATTCTCTGTCTCTTCAATGAGAGTAGGCTCCGGCCATGCGTAGTCGCAGCAAGAAGAAGCAGCGCGAATATGTCGAGCGCCGCAAACTGGTCCGACGGATGCTCGAGGACCGTCCGTATTGCGAAGCCTGCCCGATATGGGCATCGCATGATGGGAAAAGATCTTATGTCAGAAGCGGGAGTGTCGATATCCACGAGTTGAAACGACGCTCTCAGGGTGGATCCATTCTCGACGAAAGCAACTGCATGGCAGTTTGTCGTCGATGCCACGACCGAATCGGTCGGGAACCACAACTGGCCGTGGACCTAGGTCTGGCCAAAAGGAGTTGGATGCAGTGAACCTTCTGGGCCTCGACCCGTCCCTCACCTCAACGGGGATATGCGTGAGTGACGACCCTGGCGTTGCCTACCACTCATACGAAGAAGACGTGCACCGGTTAATGGATATTCGTAATTATGTCTTAAGCGTATGTGTGGAAGAAAATATCAAGTGTGTGATTATGGAGGGCTATTCCTATGGTTCGCGCACTCGAGCACACTCTCTAGGGGAACTCGGCGGAGTGTTGAAGGTGGCATTTGAGGAGGCGTGGATCCCCTATGTGATCGTGCCCCCCACCTCGCGGGCCAAGTTCGCTACCGGTCGCGGGAATGCCGGTAAGGCTGAGGTCATTTCAGCAGTGTCGTTTAAGACGAACAGATCTTGGTCGGGCAAGGGCATCGAGGATCGCATCGACGCCTGGGTGCTTCGCGAGATGGGCGTCCAGCGACTCGGCGAGAGTCAGTACACATGGGCCGCAGAGAACCTTAAGGCTCTTGACAATATTGATTGGGAGCCATTGCTGATGATGACAGGAGTAGGAAACGGTGAACCGATCACAGCCAATTAGTCAGGTCGACATTGAGAACCAACTCATGTACTTGATCGAAACGTTGGAGAGCGAAACCGAGGCCTTCGAGCAGTTGGCGGAAGATGCTGCAAAGAAAGAGTCGCGCTATAAGGGCAGTTGGGCCAAGGAGTATCTGTCCGCCAAGGGGTCAATCAAGGAGCGGGAGTCGTGGGCCGACTACAAGTTGGCAGACACGCAGTTTGATTTTAAATGCGCCGAGGCTCTCGTCAAGGCGAAGCGTGAAAAGTTGCTATCGTTACGAACCTCGATCGACGCCATGCGAACACTCAACGCCAACGTCAGATTTCAAGTAGGCCCGTAATGGAACACAACGTCAACGAGTCACTGAGCGCCC